TTTCCTATTACTGCAAACATCTAAAATCCTGCTTGTTTAATCATTTTATCTAATAACTTATCTAAGTCTTTCTCAGCTTGAACATAAATCTGTGATTCCATCTTTCTAGCTGTAGCCTGAAACACATCAGGTCGAGGGGCTTGTTTAGCATTACCTTTAATTTGCATCGCAGGTAAGTTTCTACTATCTTTCCCTTTAATTCTTATAGGTGTGGTTTTACGAACAATAGGACCAACAAATAAACCTGGCTCTCTCGATTTACGAGCTGTAATTATACCAATAGTTTTAAAGGTTGGTGTTCTACCACTTTTTCTTTTATAATTAGAGTTACTATTAAACTCTCTTTTATAAGCACTTTGAATACCTCTAGCTAATTTATTAGCAGCAGGTCTTAACGCTTTGTTTATGGCTGTACGAGATTGACGAGATGTTTGACCTAGCTTTTTTAAACTACGTTGCACATCTTGAATACCTTGTACTCGTATCGTTCTATTAGCAGCCATAACTATACTGGTGAAGCTGTTGGTAAATCTTGCTTTACAAAAACTTCAATGAACTCTTTTCTAGGGTCTATAACGAAACCTAATATCTCGTATATATCGCTAGTCTCTACTTCCTCAATAATCCAATTAGCTTTAATACCTTTTGTCTCACTTGAGTATCTTATAGTATAAACAAATCGACCATAAGATTGTAATTCTTTTCCTTCAAACTTTTCTTCGATGTCTCTAAGGGTCTTAACATTCTTATTAGCCCAAACTGTCGCTTGAACAGAATAAGTGCTTGAAACGCCTCCAAAACCATCTTGAGTTGAAGATACGGACTTTAACTTAATTCGTTGGTTAAACTCCCCTGCCTTTATTTTTGCAATAAAAGCCATATACTATAAATAGCATTTATAAGGTTGTAGTAATATCTCAGAAGCCATTGGAAACGCTCTCTTGCGATCCTCTCTGAAATAATACATATCACTTGCAATTAATTTAATCGCTTGTTTTATAGCGTCAGGTACATCACTTGCCGCATCTCCTATACCAGTTTGGAATTGGAAATAGTAACGTTCCTCGTTAGTACCATCCAACTCACTCTTATCAATAGCTGTTGGTGTGTCGTGTAATGTAACAATATTTGGATTAGTGTTTGTGTTACACCTCCATTTAGTTTTAGAAAACAAAGTATAAGTAGTACCTACTGCTTTTAAAGAGTACAAACCATCTTGATTAGCTCCATTAAAATTAAACTTACAATCAGGATAGTATAAACTAAATGTACTAGGTAATTCATTAAACCAAAGTTTGTACTTAGCTGTAATAAAATGTCTGTTACAATAGTGTTCAGCCATTTGAGTCGCAGCACTTATATATGTAGCCAACAAAATATCTTCGTCAGAAGTATCAATTCTAAGTTGAGCCTTTAACTCAGCAGTTGTAACTACTTGAGTAGTTGCAGCTTCTACTAGCTCTAAATTCCCATATCTGTTTTGACTTGGGTTTAGATACTCGTAGTTGTCAAAGTTATATATATTGTGCAAGTAATCGTGTGGCATCTTATTGTATAAATATTATAAAAGGGAAAGGGAGTTACCCCTTTCACCTTTTTAATTAATTAGAATTTAATTATGCAACTAAAGAAGTAGCTTTAACAAATCCTGCACCTGCATCAGCAACACCGAAATCAACATAGTTGTTAAGAACTAATCTGTTAATTCCACTTGCAGCTTGAGTATAAGGATCAACAGTAATATCTAATCCACCGAACATTCCGATAAATAATCGAGAGAAGTCACCGAATAAGAAGTCACCTGATACACCTGCTGATTTACCAACACCATCAGTAAAGTAAACTGGGTAACCTAAAGCTAAATTACCTTGCATAGCAGCTAATATGCTATCTACTTGCGCACCTGTCTTGATTTGACCCATCAACTCAGGAGAACAAACATAAGCAAGGTTTCCGTTAAGACCACCTGCTGCTGCTAATACACCTTGTGCTTCAGCCATATCACTTGCAACAGAACTACCTGCTGCGAAAGCTGCTTCAGTAAATGTACCTATACTACCTGAAGTTGCGATAGCTGTTGGCGCACCTGTTACATTAGAAGAACCAAAGATAGCTGCATCTAATTTGTTAGCAACTGCACGACCTAAATCACGCATAATTACTTGCTCAACACCATCGTTTTGTAACAATAATTGCTTAGAAATATCTACATAAGCAGCACATCTAACTGGAGATAACTCAACTTTAGAGAAGTTTGCACCACCATCTGCTGTAGCATCATTTTCACCTTCCCAAGCAACTGAAGTTTTAGCAGCAACTGGAATAGTAGTGTTAGCAGAAAGACCTGTCAACATTGTAGCACCAACTTTATCAAATACAGAAGCTTCACGAAGAGCATCAGCGTAAGATAAAATATTAGTAGGAGCAATAGCTGAATTTGCTTGGTCTACGATAGCTCTTTGCTCTAACATAGAAGCAGGAATACCTAAACCATTAATAGCGATACCTTGTGAACGAGCCTCATTAACAGCTTCTTCGTGCATCTCTTTTTCTACACCATCAAGGTTATTGTTAATCATACCTTTGATAGCTTTGAACATTGAGTAACTTCTTGCTTCTTTAGTATCAGAAGTTTTTTGTACTGGAGCTGAACCTACGTTTGCAGCTATCTCAGCGTTCAATTTTTCTTGACGTTCAACTACCTCAATGTCTTTAGCTAGTTTGTCAATCTTAGTCATCATACCATCGTATGATACTTGCTCGTCAGCAGTAAAGTCACGAGACTCATCTTTTGCCAAGTTTAATAGAGTGTTTGCGTTTTCAATCGCTTCTGCTCTCTCTTGACGAATTTCAATCGAATTTTTCATATTCGTTTTTTTAATTTTAATTCGTTACTTAATAAATTTAACTTTGAATCATCAAATGATTCCTCAACCTTTTGCTCCACTTCTTCCACTTGAGGGGTTTCTTCTACAGTAGCTTCCGTCTCGAAAGCTTCTTTAGAACGAAGTGCAACATCAGTATTAGCATAAGCACCAACACCGACTATACTGACATCGACCAATCGACCAATCTTATTGATTTGTCTACGAGTTGTATCTCCGTCTTTACTCCAATCATCCTCTTCTACTGTAAAAGCAAATGAAGATTCATAAAGTAAACCTCTTTTCATTAATTCTGCTACATCATTACCAGTTGTTGTGTTAGGTAAAGTTGCATCGTATCGTAATCCTCTTTCATCTACAGATAGTTTTAAAGTACCACCCATATTTCTATCCAATATTAAGTTTGGATCGTGATTGAAAGTTAAGATTACATTATCTTCTAAGCGACCATCAAAAGCTCGTTTAGAAATTGTTTCTCTAAAGCCTAAATCTCTACTATCAGTATCGAACAAGGCAGCATAACCACTAACTTTAGTCTCTTTTGAACCCTCGTCCAATCGAACCTCATAGTTACCGTTATATATTCTAGTTTCTTTATTCTCCATAATATAACTATTTTTTTCTTCTTGTTTAGCTATTTCTTTAACCTTTTTCTTAGACCAACTAAATCCTGCGTTTCCTCCCCATAATGCCCAAGCTATTCTCCAAGCTGTAGGTCCACCATCTTTTTCCTTAGCAGAATAGTGTTTAGCCTTGTTGTTTTCGTGTCGGCTAAAAAAACTAAACATTCTTTTTATACTTGAGATACTTAAATCACCATTGATTATATCTCTAGCACGAGAAACTCCTGTTTGAGTTCCACCTCTACCATACTCTTTTCTCCACTCTAAGCCCTTACGAGCTTCTTCTCTCATTCCTTCAGTAGGGGTAGTATTTATATCTTTTAGTGCCACTTAGTATATTGCTACTATATCTCTTGCAGTTGTACTTGTTCTGTAAACCTTATTTACATATATACCTCTTAGATATGTTCCTGAAGGTACATTTTTTAATATAACTGTAGATCCACCTGCTAAATCTACTTTAAGGTTACCACCAGTACCTACAAATAGTTGTGCCCTTTTAGAATCTAAATTAGCAGAATCGCTAGTTGTTATTGAATTAGCAAAATAACCTAATTCGTTACCTGCTCTACCTCTATCTTTTGCTCTTCTTTGTTCTTTTTGATCCGACCTTAGTGCCATTTTATTCTATATCTTTTCTTGTTGTTGCTTCGCCTAAACTATCTAAAGGCATCATATTGCTTTGCATATAAACATTCTCACTTGCTCCACCCATAGAGTTCATATCTTCAAAAGACCTAACCTCATCAGGTGATATAACACCAATGTTTACAAGTGTTCTATAGTAGTCTGCCCTCGATTTAGAGTCACCTCTTAAAAGAGCAGTTAAGTTGAATTTAAAATATTGTGAGCCTTTCTTATTGAAAGGAATTAATTTTTGATTAAGTGCCATCTCAATACGCTTAATCCAAGGTGTGATAGTGTGTACCACAAAATCGATTTGCTGTGCCTCTATGTTAGAGTAAGTGGCGTTACTGAGGTCATTCACGAGATGGTTAGGTACTCTGAACGTACGACAAATATCGCTAATTTGATATTGTCTAGTCTCAAGGAACTGTGCTTGATTGTTTGGAATCTGTCGTGGAGAGAAATCCATTCCTTCTTCTAAAATCGCAGTTTTACCTGCATTAATAGAACCACTATAAGTTTGATTCCAACTAGCTCGTAATCTCTTAGCAGTCTCAGGTTTTAGTGTTCCTGGATGTTTAAGAATACCACCTACAGATGCTCCGTTCTTAAAAAATGAACCTGCGAATTGTTCGATAGATAAAGATATACCTAAAGACTCTGCTGCACTCTGTATTGGTGACTTACCCATAACTCCATCACAAGATAATCCTTTTATGTGGATCATATTCTCAGAAGTTACTTTACCACTAATAGGATAAGGTATAGTTTCGTTTTGGTCTATTTCATAATAAACTTCTCTACCATCAGGCGATACATAGACACTTACATCATCACATTGGATAGGGATTATTTGAGTAGGTAGACCGCCATTGTTTCTTTCAATGTAAG